CCATAGGTCGGAAGAACTGGTTGTTCAGCGGATCCCCGAAGGGAGCCGCAGCCAGCGCTGCGGCCTACAGCATGATTGAGACCAGCAAGGCGAACGGACTGGATCCATTCAAGTATCTAACCTATCTCTTCACGAAGCTTCCGAATATGGATTTCAAGATTCATCCAGAGCTCCTGGATAGCGTCCTTCCTTGGGCCGATGAAATCCAGCAAAACTGCAAATAACCGATCTAGTGGTCAGCCAAACTTGGCTGGCCTTTTTGTTTGGGAGGACTGACACCTGATGATTTAACGCTTACTACTATCTTGCCATATCGGTTGCAAAATCTATGTTCCAGAGTGGCATCATCTCTGCCGAAGTATTAGCCATAATTGATACAAAATTACTCGAAAAATGGCAGCCTATTTCTGCTATATTATTGTCGGATAATCCGTTGACTTTATAGCCTTTTAGAGTGATGTATAGTAACGGAAAGGAGTGGTTTTATGGCGAAAATACGAAAAATCGAACCACAAATGCCGTTAGTCAAAAAGCGTCAGAGAGTCGCTGCATACGCCCGTGTTTCAAGGGATACAGAGCGTCTTATGCATTCGGTTTCTGCACAAATCAGTTATTACAGTAATCTGATTCAGCATCATCCCGATTGGGAGTATGCCGGAGTATATGCGGATACAGGCATCAGCGGAACGGGCATCAAGGAACGAGATGAATTTCAAAGAATGCTTGCCGACTGCGAAAACGGCAAAATCGATATTATTCTGACCAAGAGCATTTCCCGTTTTGCGAGAAACACGGTAGACCTTCTGGCTACGGTAAGGCATCTGAAAGCAATCGGAGTGGAGGTCAGATTTGAAAAGGAGCAAATCAATTCCTTTTCCGGGGACGGAGAATTGATGCTTTCTATCCTTGCATCCTTTGCACAGGAAGAGAGCCGTTCCATATCGGAGAACTGCAAATGGGGTATCAGAAAAAGGTTTCAGTCCGGGGAGATTGGTGCTGCAAACAAGCATATTCTCGGCTACCAATACGATGAAGATTTAAAGCAGTATGTGGTTATTCCAGAAGAAGCAGAGATTGTAAAAAGAATGTTCAGGCTTTATTTGGAGAAGGTATCCCTTCGTGCCATCTGCGATGAACTAAATGATATGGGCTACAGAACCATAAACGGTATGCTGTTTCAGGAGGCAGCCATTAACAGCCTTCTGCATAATGAGATTTATGCCGGGGATATCAGACGGCAGAAATGCTACATAGCAGATCCAATCAACAAAACAAAGGTAAAGAACCAAGGCGAGCTGCCCCAGTATTATATGGCGGATTGCCACGAGGCTATCATTGACCGTGAAACTTACGCATTGGTGCTACAGGAATTTGAAAGACGGACTGCAATGCTCAATCCAACCTATTGCTTTACAGGCAAAATCGTGTGTGGGATGTGTGGCAGTCCGTATACAAGGAAGAAAAGCAAGGTTAAAGGAAAGACCTATGTGCATTGGATTTGCAGAGCGAAAAAGGAAGTAGGCAGAACCTGCAAAAATCATAATTTTTCTGAGATTAATTTAAAAAAGATAAGTGTAGAGATTTTGGAATTGGAAGAATTCGATGAGGATATTTTTACACAGCAGATTGAGAAAATCACAGTGCTTGCAGACGGTAGCCTTGCATTCAAATTTTACGAAGGGAGAACGAAAGTATGGCAAAAAGCGTAACGACAATACCTGCTACCATCAGCAAATATACGGCAAAGCCAATCAACTCAAAAAAGAAACGCAGAGTGGCAGGATATGCCCGTGTCAGCACGGACATGGAAGACCAACAAACAAGCTATGCTGCTCAGTGCGATTATTACACCAACTACATTCAGAGCCGTGAGGACTGGGAGTTTGTATCCCTGTATTCGGACGAAGGAATCAGTGCAACATCAACCACACATCGTGATGGTTTCAATCGAATGATAGCGGATGCACTTGATGGAAAGATAGACCTTATCATAACAAAATCGGTCAGCAGATTTGCACGAAACACGGTTGACAGTCTTTCTACCATAAGAAAATTGAAAGAAAACGGAACGGAATGCTATTTCGAGAAAGAAAATATTTGGACTTTTGACAGCAAGGGCGAACTGCTGATTACTATCATGAGTTCACTGGCACAGGAAGAAAGCCGCAGCATTTCGGAGAACTGCACATGGGGCATGAGAAAGCGATTTGCAGATGGAAAGGTCAGCGTTCCGTTCGGCAGGTTCCTTGGCTATGACCGTGGCGAGAATGGCAACCTTGTAGTCAATGAGGAACAGGCGAAGATTGTCCGTAAAATATACGGATTGTTTTTGCAAGGAAAATCTCCCTATGTCATTGCCAAACATCTGACGGCAGAGGGCATTCCTACCCCCGGCGGCAAAAAGGTATGGGGCAAGGCAGTGGTTCAGAGTATCCTCACCAATGAGAAATACAAGGGCGATGCATTATTGCAGAAGGTTTATACCACAGATTTTTTAACCAAAAAGAAAAAGCCCAACGAGGGAGAAGTTCCCCAGTATTATGTGGAGGGCAATCATGAAGCCATTATCGAGCCGTCCGTTTTTGATACGGTGCAGGTGATGATGCACTCCCGTGTTCCCGGCAAGAATAGAGCCAGCTCCGTCAGCATTTTCTCAAGCAGAATAAAATGTGGGTGCTGCGGTTCATGGTATGGTTCAAAGGTGTGGCATTCTAACGATAAATACCGAAAGGTTATCTGGCAGTGCAATCACAAATTCAAAGACGGCTGCAACACCCCACACTTCGATGAGAACACCATAAAGGAAATGTTCATCAAAGCCATGAATATTCTCGCAGGACAGCGGGATGGTATCATTGAAGCCTATGAGGAAATCGAGCAGACAGCTTTTGACACCACGGACTTGGAAAGCCGACAAAAAGAATTACAAGCTGAAATGAATGTGGTGGTGGAACTTATCGAACAGAGTATTGCAGACAACGCACGAGTGGCACAGAACCAAGATGATTATGAAAGCCACTATAATTCTCTGACAGAGCGCTTTGATACAGCCAAGAGTGAATTGGAAACAATCGGGCAGTCCATTTTGGAAAAACAGGCACAGCGAGAAATGATGAAAAAATTTATCACGGAAGTAAAAGCCATGCCAGACATCATCAGTATATTTGACGAGAACAGCTGGTGTGCCTTGGTGGATTATATGACAGTCAACAGTACCACTGATGTGGTATTCACGATGAAAAACGGATTGAAAATCAGAGTATAAGGCTCACGGCAAACACGGCACTCCGCAGAAAATGCGGGGTGTTTTTCTGCTTTTTTTGAACCTTTTAACTTTCCCCTCTGAAAATGTATACCCCTAAGGGGCAAAGTCAAAAAGTATGGGGCAAAGTTAAAAAGTGCAAGGCAAAGTCAAAAGGTTCAAGGGCAAAGTTACATTGTATCAAAGATGGCTTTTAGATAGATGATGGCATATCTGGTACGGGAACGAAAAAGAGGGCTGGTTTCCAGCAGCTTATTGTGGATTGCGAAGCCGGAAAAATCGATATTATCCTGACGAAATCCATCAGTCGCTTTGCGCGCAATACGGTCGATCTTTTAGAAACCATACGTTATTTAAAGAGCATGGACATTGAAGTCCGTTTTGAAAAAGAAAATCTGACCTCCTTGAGTGGAGAAGGCGAATTGATGCTCACTATCCTGGCATCGGTAGCCCAAGAGGAAAGCCGGTCTATCAGTGATAACGTAAAATGGGGCATTCGCAAAGGCTTTCAGCGAGGAAAGGTGAATGGAGGATCAGCGATTTATGGCTATCGCTGGGATGGAGGAAAATACGTTATTGAACCAGATGAAGCGACCATTGTGCGACAGATATTTGCCGACTTTCTCAAGGGGATGTCACCAAGAAAAATCGGGCAGCAACTTGTAGAAAGGAAGTTGAACACCGTCCGGGGTATAGATTTTTATGCCGACGCCATTCGCCGGATGCTGCGAAATGTTACCTACACAGGCAATATGCTCTTGCAAAAAACCTATATTGCCGATGCCATCAGTAAGAAAAGCAAAAAGAACAACGGGGAGTTACCTCGGTATTACGTTGAGGGCACTCATGAAGCTATTATCGATAAGGCAACGTTTGACTTGGCACAAAAAGAACTTCAAAGGCGCAGTGAACTTGGAGTTTTTTCCAATCCGGCACTTAACGTTACCTGTTTTACTCGCAAAATCCAATGCGGAATTTGCGGCAAATATTTCAATCGCTACGCAGAGAAAAAACCAAAAGGCGATTATTATGTGTCTTGGATTTGTTACACAAGAAAAAAGGCCGGTTCCTGCACGAACAAATATCTCCCAGAGCAAACGCTAAAGAATCTTTGCACGGAAGTATTGGGAATTCAAGACTTCGACGAAGTTGTGCTTTTAGAGAACATCGAAAAAATTGTAGTTCCAGGAAAAAACGAAGTAATATTTTATTTCTATGATGGTAGAATTCTTCAGAAGCAATGGAAATCAACGGCTCACAAGGATTGGTGGACCCCAGAGCGCAGGGCTGCGCGGAGTCAAATGGTAAAAAGAAAGGCGATGAACAAGGATGGCAAGAAAAGTAACCACAATACCAGCGACCCTTAATCGCTATACGGCGACGCCCGTCCATATGTACCGGAAGCGAAGAGTGGCGGGCTATGCCAGGGTATCAACCGATTATGAAGAACAGGCCACAAGCTATGAAGCACAGGTCGATTATTACACGAATTATATCGAAGCCCGCAAAGATTGGGAGTTTGTTGAGATTTATACGGATGAAGGCATATCCGCAACGAATACGAAATACCGGGACGGCTTCAAGCGAATGGTCAGCGATGCCTTGGATGGCAAGATAGACCTCATTGTTACAAAGTCTGTCAGCCGCTTTGCTCGAAATACCGTAGATAGCCTGACAACGGTCCGAAAGCTCAAGGATAAAGGTGTTGAGGTGTATTTTGAAAAAGAAAATATTTGGACGCTCGATTCCAAGGGAGAGCTTTTGATCACCATCATGTCATCCTTGGCGCAGGAGGAAAGCCGCAGTATTTCAGAAAACAGTACCTGGGGACAGAGAAAACGCTTTGCCGACGGCAAGGTCAGCGTTGCCTACAGCCATTTTCTTGGCTACGATAAAGGACCGGATGGCAAAATGGTGGTAAATCATGAAGAAGCGGAAACAGTGAAGTTGCTGTATAAACTGTACCTAAGCGGGCTGTCCATGAGCGCCGTGGCAAAAGAACTTACCAAACGCGGTTTGAAAACACCGTATGGGAAGGATAAATGGCGGATTGGAGCCGTTCGCGGCATTCTCACCAACGAGAAATATAAAGGCGATGCCCTTTTGCAGAAACAATACACCGTGGATTTTCTTACCAAAAAGGTTAAGCGCAACGAAGGGGAAGTTCCCCAGTATTATGTCGAAAATGACCATGAAGCGATTATTTCCCCAGCCGTTTTCGATATGGTGCAAAATGAGATCGCCAAGCGGAAAAAGGAAATAACGCGGTATAGCGGAGTGAGTATTTTCTCCAATAAGATAAAATGCGGGGACTGCGGCGGTTGGTATGGCTGCAAAGTATGGCATTCCGGCGATAAGTACAGGAAAGTCATCTACCAATGCAATCACAAATTTAAGGGCGAGAAAAAATGTGGCACACCGCATTTGACGGAAAATGAAATAAAAGAATGGTTTGTCCTAGCAGTTAATAAGCTTTTGGCCGACAAGGATGAAATTATCCAAAACCTCGAACGGATCAAAGAAGCCCTTTGCGATACCGCGAAGATGAAAGAAGAACAGGAACATTTACAGGAAGGAGTAGCCTTGGCGGTCGAAAGGTTGCAAGACTATATTTCACAAAATGCGCGTGCTGCGCTGAATCAAGAGCAGTACGAGAAAAAATACAGCAGTATGTCTGAGGAATATGAGACCTTAAAGGCAAAATGCGATAATTTGTCTGAAGAAATTAGCAGGAATGAAGCGAAAGCGGCTCGGTTAGATCATTTCATCAAGGCGTTGAAAAAAGCAGACGCATTGATTACAGGATTTGATGATAGCCTTTGGAGCGGATTGATGGGATATATTATGGTTCATGACAAGGAAGATATTCGATTTACATTTAAGGATGGAACAGAAGTGCAGATTTAAAATTTTGGGCACGTGGCTTATTGCTACGTGCCGTTTTTCTTGTTTTTGGCAGGAAATGGAGAGCGTGTGATAGAAATTTAGTACTAAATTAAGGAATAACACGATAAAAACGGCCTGTTAGTCAACAGGATAAAAAATTGACGGTAGATAGGTCGGGTTGTGCTGGCCGAAAGAGCATTGTCCTCTTGTTTGTGTATCTGCCAAGGGCGAGCGCGGCCAAAACGAACGGCTTGGAAGGACAGATCGGGCTGCTATGGCGGCCGGTATGCTGCGGAGAATTTGCAGGCTTCGCTTTTGACTGCAGCAGAATATGAAGCTGCTGCAAGTCTGGGCGAAGTCTACGCATCCGGCTCGGGCTGCATTCCCCTGCTATATTTTAAAACCTTAAAGATCAAGACCTTTATAGATCGTCGATACATAAAATAGGAGATGTTATTTTGTGCAGAAATTAAGGATTGGGTTCAAATTGTTTGGTTTCGTATGTCTGATACTGGGTATGATGATAGTATATCATGCGGTTACTGTAGGGTTTGATGATCATGCTGGTACGGTGCAAGCGTTTGCAGTCTTGGTGGTTTTAATTGTAGTAGTATCTCGTCATTTCCTGTTTGGCGCCAAAAGAAAATGACGAGATACATGAAAAATGTCATATTTTACCAGCAAGAACATTATAATGGACCCAAGGATTCAGACCAGTACTGAAAATTTTAAGAGCACATGATATAGTATAGGTAACAAAATAGGAGGTTGTTATCATGCCAAGAAAAA